GTATTTAATAAGAAGTTAACCTCATTGTATTTAAAAAAATACATCATAAAACCTGTTATGTTTTACATACTAATGATATTGGCAATTATAGGGGCAGCTTCTATATTGATAATACTATTTATCTTAATCCAGGTATCAAAAATTAATGCACTATTATGAGAAAAGTATCTGAAATAGCCAGAGAAACCAAGAAAGAGTATATTGAGTATATTTCCAAACAAAAAATACGAATAGATAAAAAGTTAAAAAAGATTTATTTTAATGATGTAAAAATAGTCGAGCAGAAAGATTATCCTTTGTTTGTTTCAAGCCAGGTATGTGATTTTTTTAACGTAGAACAAAAAGATTTTTACAGCAAATCACAAAAAAGAGAAATAGTTCAGGCCAGGCAAATTGCGCAGAGTATTGTAAAGACCCGGACTACATTGTCATTGCAAAAAATTGCAGATGCCATCGGAGGTAAAGACCATGCAACGGTTGTACACTCTGCTAAAACAGTTAATAATCTGTGTGAAACTGACCGTTTTTTTAGAAAAGCATATGATGATATTTGTGAAATAATTGATAAAAAGTATAGAATTAAGAAGGAAACGGCTTAACTACGATATATGTTTACCAAAGAAGAAATAAACAAAGAAGCACATTATCTTGCATTCAAGTATGCATCTACAATTTATCAATATATTAGATTAAGACGCGCATTTAGTAATGCCATGATAAATGTATTAAAAAAAAATAGTGACAAAAAATAAAATTAGAATTATGGAATTTACAGCTTATTTAGATACAGAAAACAATTACAAACCAGAATCAGTAATTAAAGCATTTCATGCTTGTTTAGAGCGAGGTGAGCAAAAAATGCTTGAAAATGAAGAAACGGAAATGGCATTGATTATAAATGACATTAGAAACAACTGTCCTACAATTGAGCAGGAGATTTAAAAAATAGCGTTTTTGGTTTGTGTTTTGTTTTGACCCAGGTTTTCATATCGATTGCCTGGGTTTTTTTATAAAAAAAGTAAAAAAACTTAAAAATAAATGAAACAAAAGTTGCATTGTATTAGTATAATTAGTATATTTACATCATAATAATAACACAAAAACAAAACACAATGGAAAGTTACAAAACATACAAAGGAACAGAAAAAGGAAAAGTTGGAGCATTTAAAAATCAGTACGGTGATATTACGGTTGAAATTACATTGAGTAAAACATATAGTTTAGAGTATTACAGTGAGGAATCAGAAGATGAAAGAAAAGATGATTTTTATGCAGAATATGGTTTTACAGATGAATCATTAAAGGCCATAAATATGATAAATGAATATATTCAATCTAATTTTTAAAAACAAAACACAATGAAAACACAAACTTTAGAAAACAGAGCAAAAAAAGCAGGATTAAGAAAAAACACAGTAGCTTATAGGGTAATTTATTTTTTGTTAAACAATCCCGCACAACAAGTATTTCCAAACGTGTCTAATAAACATACTGCACAAGAATATACAGCAGATGTAGAGTATTGGGCTAAGAAGCTTAATATAGATATTAAAATAGGCCATGATTGGGATAAAGCACCTAAAGGCGGATTAATTGGTAAATATGCATATTTAGCTAATAAGAAACAAGCAATTAATAAAGAAGAAAGAGTTAGCATGAGATATTTTTAATATATTTCGCACTGACTTTCGGAGGTGCTACAAATAAAAAATAAAATGCGTGAGGGGAAAAGCAAATAGAGTACCCAAAATTAAATTTATACAAATATGTTTACTAAAATTTTAATTTGGATGTTGGTGCTTTTTTATTGAATATTTTGTATATTTGCACTAACTCATTCGAATTGATTATATCGAACCCTCTTAATAAAGGGGTTAAACCGTAGTAGTAAAAGGCAAGTTAATCGCTTGCCTTTTTTATGACCTCGGTGGGATTCGAATTCACAAGCCTGATTAGCCGCTAGTTTGCAAAACTAGTGTGTATACCATTTCATCACAGGGTCAGATAAAAAGCACGTAGGTCAAATACGTGCTTTTTTTATTTAAATAATTTGTATATTTGTTAATTATAGCGGGTAGTTTGTTGGTTAACCATCCGGGCTCATAATCCGGACTACCTCAGTTCGATTCTGAGACCCGCAACTAAGATATTAATTAATGAAATACAATAAAGAAACAAGAGAAAAATTTATATCTGCTATTGAACAAGGTGCCGGAAGGGTACGTGCATGTAAAGTGGCTGGTATAAACTATCAGACATTTCTTAATTGGATTTCTGATGAAAGAAAAATAGAATTTGTAGAAGACTTAAAAAAGGCAGAGGAACAAGGGAAATTGACTTTGAAAGAGGCGGCCGTGGAGTCAGTGACAAAAGCATTTAAAAAACATTGGCAATCGGCTGCGTGGTGGTTAGAGCGTGTTTATCCAGATGAATTTAAGAATAAACAACAAAAAGAACACTCAGGCGAAATAAAAATAACCAGACGAGTAATTAAATGAATATTGAATTAGGATATACTATACCTCAGTTAGAGATAATCAATTCAATTGAATCAAAAAATCACAGATTTATTGCGATAACAAAAGGCAGACGTTTTGGATTAACACACGGCATGATGCATGCATGTATAGAATGGGCACTTGAAGGACAGAAAATTCTTTGGGGTGATACTATTTCAACTAACATAGATAGATACTGGGAACGATACGCATTGCCTGCATTAAAACAAAACGGCATTGATTATAAATATGATTCACGGCAGAAAAAAGCATTGATAGGACAGGGATTTATTGATTTTCGTTCAGCTGACAGGCCGGAGAACTGGGAAGGATTTGGATACAATAAGATATTTTTAAATGAAGCCGGTATAATTTTAAAGAACGATTACCTGTACACTAATGCTGTCTTACCGATGCTTATAGATTACCCAAATAGTTGTTTAATTGCAGGAGGTGTACCAAAGGGAAAGTTAAAAAAAGATGGCAGCGAACATAAATTTTACACAATTTGGAAATCATGTGAAAACAAAGAACCCGGATATAAAGGGTTTACTTATTCATCATACGATAATCCGAAGCTTAGTAAAGATGATATAGAGGCATTAGAACATGAAATAAATCGTATGTCACCTGCAATGAAGGAACAGGAAATTTATGGCCAATTCGTTGACGGTGTTGGTGGCACCTTATGGTCACCTGAACTTATTCAGCATGTTGATTTTATACCTGAATTTAAACGAATTATTATCGGAGTGGACCCGTCGGTAACATCAAAAGAAGAAAGCGATGAAACAGGTATTATTGTAGCTGGCCAGGCTTATAATAAAAAAATATATATCTTAGCAGATAGAACAGGCAAATACACTCCTAATCAGTGGGCTAATATTGTCGTTAATGAATATAAAAAATGGAATGCTAACATTATTGTAGCAGAAGTTAACCAGGGTGGTGATATGGTAGAATCAATCCTTCGCAGCGTTGATAGTTTTATTCAGGTCAAAAAAATACACGCTTTTAAGGGTAAAGATTTGAGGGCTGAACCGGTTGTGGGGCTATACGAGCAAGGCAAAGTATTACACGCGCGTGGATTACATGCGCTGGAAAATGAACAGTTAACATGGGTTCCCGGGATTGGTAAATCACCGAATCGAATTGATGCAATGGTATATGCAGTAACGGAATTTTCGCAGAAAAAAATAAACACGAATGTATGGCACTAAAGTTATTTAGCAACAAGTATAAGGAGCTTTATGAGAAGCAACAGGAAAAACTTATGTCAGTTGAGCGTGAGATAACTGAAAATAACCAGTTAATGCGTTCTTTGTTTGAAATGTATTCAAGTCAATACCCGCTAAATAGAGATAGTCATATAAAGGATTATGTTAACAAAGCGTTTGAAGGTAACCCGGATGTTTACGGATTGACAATGAAACTGGCAACAAAGGCCGGTAATTGTCAATATAAAATTGTTAAGACGCAACGAAACGGTAAGGAGGTAGATGTAGAACTACCTGAGCTAAGAAAACTAATTTGGAAACCTAATTTTTATCAAAACGGGCGTGAGTTTAGGATGACCTGGCACCTAATGAAATACATAACAGGTGCATCCATGGTATATGGTGCCAAGCTGGATAACGGAATAAATGCCGGTAAAGTAGATAAAGACGGCCTGCTTATGATGCCTACTCAGAACGTGTATGTATTTACCGATAAGTCATATGCCGGCGGTTGGCGTAAGCCAATATCTTACTATGAACTTGATTCGAACCAAAAATATGAAATAGCAGCGGAAAACGTATGGCATGAACGGTTCCCCGCATTGACAATGACAGAGGGGGAAAATCTTATAGGGCAATCTCCTTTAAAGGCTGCATTGGATATGATTAATACTCAGAATTATGCCCATGAAACAACTTCAGAACTATTTAGGCATAAGCATCCGCCAGGCGTGATATATAAAGAAGTAGGCGAGTATGAAGATGACTTTTCAAGTGATGAACAGGAAAAGAAATTTAGGTCTACTTACGCACGCAAGTATTTGAACGATGAAAAGCGAATACCTATGATTACGCTCGGAAAAGTTGGTTTTGCAAAAATAGGATTCGATAACATGCGTGATTTGCAAGTATTGGAGACATCAAAATATGGATTGCAAATATTGGCCAGGGTATTCGGTGTTCCTCCCCAGGCATTCGGAGATATGGAGAGTTCTATTTATAATAACATGATAACGGCATGGAAAGCAATATGGGAAGATAGGTTAATTCCTGACATTGAGCAATACTGGGAAGGATTTAATGAATATTATGTTAGGGCTTACGGAGAAAATATTAAAGTAGTTCCTGATTTTTCAAATATTGAAGCGTTACAGGATGACTTAGAAAAAAAATCAGTCTGGATTAGCAGGATGTACCAGGATGGAGTTGTTACCGGGGATGAATACCGGGATAAAATGGGATTGGAAGAAACAAATATACCTGAATTGCAGACATATTACACTAACATGAACCGCATACCTTTAGAGATGGCAAGTCAAGAAGACATGGAAACAGAAGCTACCATTGAAGAAAGCGACAAATTTTACAATGATAATAATTTTCAAAATAAAATGTGATGGCAGAAAAAAAGACAAAATCATTTAGCGAAAAAGAAGTTATTCGGATGTTAACAGAGCAGCGTGAATCAGACGCTAATATATTAAAGACAGAACAAAGTATTGGTGGACTGACAGCGTATAACAGAGTAAAAGGAAATAAACTCGTATTAAATGCCTCTACCGACACCGAATAGCGGAGAAACTAATGACGATTTTTTAGCAAGGTGCATGCAGGATGAAACAATGCTGTTTGAATATCCTGACGAAGACCAAAGATTTGCTATATGCCGCAATCAATTAGACAAATCAAAACAAAAGATATTTCCTATTGAATATAAGTTATCAGCATCACAGCGATGGCGTGTATTTGATAGAAAAAGGGCAGGATATAGGCGTAAGTATCGAAAAGAATTTAGAACCGCATTAAATACTTCAATAAATCCTTTCTATAATATCATAGACCAGGTAACAGATATTCAAAGCCTGCCTCTATACGTTAACCAGGCGTTTAATAATGAAGGTATAGTTAACAATTATGAAAATTTATATACGCAGGTAGGTAAAGAATTTGCGTTATTCGATTTAAACAACATACGCAAGGCAGCCGGTTTTAATTATCAGACTAAAAACGAACAGCAGATATATGAAGATTTAATTGACGAGGCAATTGCAAGTTATATCGCATCAGGGCAATTAGGTTCATCAATTAAAATAGTCACAGATACATCGAAGGATGTGCTGCAGAGAATACTAGATAAAGTCATACCTGAAATATTAGAACAAGGATTAGGTTCCGGGGCTGCACAGACAAAACTAAGGGATGCTATTAAAACAGATTGGCACCGGGCAATGAGATACAGGACGGAAAGGATTGTAAGGACAGAAACAACAACAGCCAGTAATCTAGGAAGTTTTGAAGGAGTAAGTAAAACCGGCCTTGCTAAATCTAAATCATGGGTAAGTGCATTGGATGAACGGACAAGAAGAGAACCATTTAATCATTTTCACGGGCAAACTGTAAATATAAATGAGGGTTTTACTGCAACCGGAGAAAATATAATGTATGCAGGTGATAAGTCAGGCAGCGCAGGAAATATTATAAATTGCAGATGCTCACAGAGTTATAGCCTTAGAGCAGTTTAAAGACTTTATTTCTGTTTTCATTGTTAAACATATTTCGTAGTTAGGGTGCATTTAAACCCAAGTTGCCTTTATACACCAAATGCCAGCACACGCCCATCCTAAAAACTTTTGTGTATCAAATTCATCTTCTATAAAATATTTAATTATTTCGCCTAGCATAATTAAGCCAGCGCACACTAAAAATAACACACTAATTGCTATCATAATAATAACGCACCCTAACAATGTATATAATCCAATGGCGTTAAGGTGTCTATTTAAACCACTGAATTTATTTACTAAACCTTTAAATATAATTAATCATTTACGTTCTTTTTCTTCGCACGTATTTTTTACATGCTTTCCGAAATCATCTATTTTTATTATATCAATATCATCCTGATTCCAACAATGATATGTTTCTAAATCATCAGCCATTCCGGCAATGTGTTGAATAGTTCCAGCATATAATTCAATACATTCAACATCAATTTCAACATTACGCCTTTCGTCAACATCTTTGCGATGTGGGTAAATTGAACAGTTTTTTAATTTAGCTTTTATTTTCATTATAAATCTAAATATAATTAATATTCTTAAAATACTTCAATAAAGTATCATATAAGTACTTAGGTATTTCATCCCAATAATACCCGGTGTGATGTTCTATACACCAATAATATTTATTGTTTTCTTCTTTTATAATTAAACCATTATAAAATTTTGTACAATGTTTTATTTCTATCATAATTAATCGTTTACGTTTTTTTTCAATAAATAAATTATTC